TTATCTGCTTGTTCAGCGTCTAATTTAGCTTGACGATTAGCAGTATCAGTTTCTCTTTGTGCTAATTCTTCTGCTGTCAGTGTAAATCGATTCTGCCGCGTAAAATCATTGACGGCTGCATCAAACAAGGCACGCCTTTGTTGTAACGAAAGCCTGCCATAGTCATCTGGAAATTCTTGAAGCAACACCGCGTCTGCTTCTGTAAACGTGGTTGGTATCTTTTCTTCTATAGTGCCATCAGCTTTTCGCTCAAATTCATTTGATGCAGTAAAAAAACGACGAGCAAACTTGTCGACAATTCTTTCTTTGAGCTGCGCAGATTGTGCAACGCCTTCATACCTGACGGCTTGCATTTCATTCTCAAACAGCTTTTTAATTTCTTCTTCTGGAACACCTTGATACTTAGATTTGTTGGCAGCATACCAACGGTCAAACGTCTGGTCAGAGGTAAATGTCTTTGCTTCTGTCGCTAAATTTTCACCGGCTTTTCTCAGGCGTATCCTACGGTTTGCTGCATCCAGTTCTGCTTTGGTAAAATGCATTCCGCCATCGTCGTCAGGTCCAAATCTTGGTTTTGGCGGAGGAGGTGGAGGACGATTGTTGTTGCGCTGTCTTTGTTTTTCTTGCTCATCCATCATGTCTTTGACACGTTGACGATGATCTGTTTCAAACTGTTTATCTATCGATGTTCTTTGTT